TACCCCCGCTGGATGAATGGTCAATTCAGTGGTTCTGGGATGGCGTCGATGACATCGACCCAGCCAAAGGGGCCCAGAAACGCGCGAGCGATCTGGAGTGGGGAGCGGACACGTTGCCCGCAATCTATGACTCCCAAGGGAAGGACTTTGAGGTTGAACAAACCAAGCAGGCGGCGGCACTCGGGCTAACGCTCGACGACTACCGCAAGCGATTAGCTGACAAGTTTCTTGGACCGGAGATTAACGCTTATGCCCAACCGCAAGGAGCGGCGCAAGGCCAGACACAAGCGCCGGCACGCCGCAATTCTGGCAGCCGCTAAAGCCGAGCTGCACAAGATCGAATGCAGCGGCGAAGTGGAAATCACCGCGGCTGCCGACGGCGAGAAGACGCCCACGTTTGCCATCACGGCCTACACGGGCGGCAAGCTGAAGGTGGATGCCTATTTCTCGCCCGTAGTTCTCGACCTTGCCGGACTCCAGGCCAGCGGCGAGCAGATTCCCACATTCCTCGGGCACGACCCGGCCCAGATCGTCGGCCACGGCACGCCCGAGATTTCTGCCCAACGGGTGAAGATCGCGGGCGTCATCTCAGGCGGCGGCCCAGCGGCGGCGGAAGTCGTTGCGGCTGCCCAAAAGGGATTCCCCTGGAAAGCATCCGTGGGCGTTATGCCCAGCAAAGTGGAGCGCGTCGACGCGGGATCGACGGCCAAAGCAAACGGCCGCAACTGGGACGGCCCTGTCAATATCGTGCGGGCGGGAACGCTCGCTGAGATTTCTTTTGTGCCGATCGGTGCGGACGCGAAGACGTCCGTTTCCATTGCGGCTCAACAACAGAAGGAGCATTCTATGCCCCCTGAACTTGTGGAATGGATCAAGGCTGAGGGGTTTGACCCCGATACGTTGAGCGAAAAGCAATCCAGATCCCTGGAAGCGGCGTGGAAGGCGGAGCGTAAAGCCTCCGCTACTCCGCCTCCCGCCGCGCCGCCCGTTAAGTCCAACGCGGAGGACAACCAGGGCGACGATGACCCGCTTGTTGCCTACCGGGAAACGATTGGCATCGAAGCAAAGCGAGTCGCCGACATTCACGCGAAGAATGCGGAGTATGGTGGCGAGCATCACGAGATCGTCGCCAAGGCGATTGGTGAAGGTTGGGACGTTTCCCAGGCCGAAGTCGAGATGCTGCGGGCTTCCCGCCCGAAGGCCCCGGCGGGCCACGTTCACACGCCTGATCGCAGCGCGAAGGTGATCGAGGCTGCGGCGTGCCATGCTCTAGGGCTCAACGTCGAAAAGGATTTTGACGAGAAGACGCTGGAGGCCGCTGATCGCGAATTCCGGCATGAGATTGGCATTCAGGAGATGCTAACGATTGCCGCCCGGGCCAACGGCTGGAGCGGTACGGCATTTCGTAGCGGTGACCTCAAGACGATTCTCGGCTACGCCTTCCCGCCGGTTCATGCCGCAGCGGCTCAGACGGGATTTTCACTCAGCGGGATTCTCGGGAATACGGCCAACAAGTCGATTCTGGAGAGTTTCAATTTCGTCGAGTCGACCTGGCGCGACATCTCTGCAGTGTCTTCGGTCACCAACTTTCACACGCAGACCCGCTACCGGCTGACGGGCAACGCGACCTACGAGAAGCTTGCCCCAGACGGCCAGATTCGGCACGGTACGCTAGATGAAACCAGCTACACGATTTCGGCCGACACGTACGCCAAGATGTATGTCTTTGATCGGAAAGACATCATCAACGATGACCTTGGAGCACTGGATCGAGTCGCCCGTCGACTCGGCCGTGGTGCCGCCTTGAAGATCAACAACATTTTCTGGACGGCGTTTCTCGACGATTCAAGTTTCTTCGCTGCGGGCAATAGCAATCTGGTTACTGGTTCGACCTATGCCCTCACGGCTGCCGATCCGATCGCGTCGCTTGCTCAGGCGGAGCTGACGTTCCTCAACCAGACTGATCCCGATAGTGACCCCATTGGAGTCGAACCGCGGATTCTCTTGGTTCCGAATGCTCTATGGGCTTATGCCCGCGAGCTGATGGAATCGACGACCATTACCACGGGTGGCGCGTCGTCGAAGACGAAGCAAGGCACCCGCAATATCTATTCTGGCGCTTATCGCGTCGTCAAATCGAGTTACCTGGGTAACTCCGGTTACACCGGCTACTCAACCACTGCTTGGTATTTGCTCGCCGATCCGGCGGACCTCGCGGTTATCGAGGTTGCGTTTCTCAACGGCCGACAAGCTCCCGTCATCGAATCGAGTGATGCTGATTTCGATGTGCTTGGAATCAAGATTCGCGGCTACCACGACTTTGGCGTTTCCAAGCAGGAATACCGCGGCGGCGTGAAGTTGACCGGAACCACCTAGCATTTGCGGGCGACGTGATACGAACACTCAATCTTAGCGAAAGGTTTACACTATGGCCGTTCCAAGCTCTCGCCTCTGTTATGGCGATTGCGTAACCATCGACTACACGCCCGGCTCGGCGGTGACTGCGGGCGACGTCGTGGTTCAAACCGACTTGATTGGGGTTGCTCCAAGCGACATTGCTGCTAGCGCGCTTGGGTCGCTCCAAATAGTTGGGCCTGGCGGGGTGTGGATTTTCCCGAAGTCCTCGGGAACCGGGACCGCTCTAACCGTCGGAACCGTTGTCTACTGGAACGCTGGTAGCAGCGTCGCCACGTCGACCGCGAGCACCAACAAAGTGCTGGGCAAGGTGGCTGAAGCCGCATCGACTTCCGATACGTCCGTCAAAGTGATGGGGGTTCAGCAAGCTACCCCGTAAGTTCGGTGTTTCGTGACTGACCTGCTCGCTTCCGGCGTCGATTGGCTGCGCCGCACGCTCCGTGCGCATGCGGCGCAGTCTGTTACCTACATCCGATCGGCAGAACGGGTGTCGATTCCTGCTGTATTTGGGATGTCGGAAACAGAAGACCTCGGCGACGGGGTAATCGTGCAGACGCGATCGCGGGACTTCCTGATCGACCGAGCCGATTTGGTGATCGCCGGCCAGCGAACTGAACCACAAGAGGGCGACCGGATCGAATGGTTTAATCGTCGCGATTCCATGACGTACAAGTTCGACGTGATGGCCGTTGGGGATGAATCGTTTGCGGTGGGCGACGCCTACGTTACTGGATGGCGGATACATACGAGGCTGGTTGGTGAAGCATGACGGCGGCTTACGCGGCTGGACTTGCCGACGCACTTGTCAGCGGCTTGAACGGCGAGACGTTTTCGCAATCGTTCACAGCTGCAAGGAAGTGGTATGTCAAGCCGCAGCTTGAGGACCTGAGTAGCTTGGCTGTGTACGTCATCCCGGTTGGATGGTCGGAGCAACCAGTTGGACGAGCAAGGGCGGCGATTACGCGAGTAGTCGACGTCGTCGTGCTGAAGCAGGCCGATCCGACAAGCAATACGGCCGTTGATCCGCTCGCATATTTGCTCGACGAGATGTTCACATATTTGGTGCGCCGCAGCCTGGCGGATACGGATAGTCGAATTTGGGTATGCGGAGCCAATCAAGGAGAGACGGGGGCTCGTCCGATCAATCCCGAAGACGCGGCCCTTGATCCTGAATTGTTCCGCAATACTCGACTGTTTGCTGGCGTGATCCGCACAACTTGGGTTTGTACTACGGCGAGGGTGGGTTCCTGATGCCGACGATTTCGATTCCACCGCCGCAGATTGGAGTGAACTGGAAGGCGTTTTTTCAGAAAAGGCCGGTCACGGATTATGTGCGTCGGAAGGAACGACGATTTTTGGGGCGTGCTGGTGGCACGCTTCGGAAGATCGCGAAGCAATCCATCAAACGAAAAGGAATCGCGCGAAAGCCGCCAAAAAATAAATACCTAGCCGATGGGAAGACATATACGAAAGCCTACCGACGATGGAAGGCGGAGATCGTCAAGCAGCCGGCGTCGCGACCTGGCACACCGCCGTTCACGCACACGGGAGCACTCCGCAACGCCATCCGCTACGCCGTGGACTTCTCGCGGCGGACAGTCTACATCGGGCCGACACGTAGCGAGATCGTCGACATTGGCAAGATTCACGAGCATGGGGGACGCCGCAAGGGCAAGCGCTATCCCAGCCGAACGTATATGCGACCGGCTCGTGACAAAGTGAGGATGCAACTACCGCGCTTCTGGACGGAAGCATAACACACCGGGCCGCACCCTTTGTGCGGCTATCCAGGGCGTACGCGGGAGTCATGACCCGCCAGGCAGCCCGAACTGTCGTGGCCTTCGGGGGCCGCACGGGGAACGTGCGGCCCATTTTTACAGGAGACCGCGACGATGGCGGAAATGCGAATTGCTCTTTTAGGCAAGTTCTATTGGGGCGCGGCCGGCTCTCAGGCGGCGACCGAGACAACCAATGTCGAGAATGTCAAGTTGTCGCTGAATCCGGCGACAGCGAGCCGTACGCGGCGAACCAAGACCTACACGATGACCAAGGTTCTCTCGCTCGACCCGGAGTTGACGTTTGACGTGTACGACGAGGCATCGGATTCGTTCCTTTCGGCGATTCTCACGGCGGCGACGGCCAAAAGCAGAATCGCGATGTTCCCGACGGACACGAGCACATCAGGCGTCGGGCTCGATGCGGATTTCTACATCACTGGGTGTGACCGCGACGAGACGGACTTGACGAAGTACAACGTCACCGCCAAGCCGACGGACGAGGTACGCGATCCGGCGTGGTCGACGAAGTCGTAAGCCCGGAGTGTAGGCAATGCGAGAATTCGCGGACAATCGCGGCGATAAGTGGCCGGTGGCGATCACGCTCGGGATCGTCAAGCAGGTGCAGGACTTGCTTGGCGTGGACATCGGACAACCGCTCGACGGGACGCCTCCGTTTCTCACGCGATTCGATACGGACGTGCGATTCAAAGGTGAGGTGCTCTGCGTGCTCTGTGCGGAAGCGTATGAATCGCAGCAGATGACGGCTGTCGATTTTGCCAAGCGGCTTGACGGTCCCGCGTTGCAACGTGCGACGGCAGCGTTCTATGAGGAACTGACGGATTTTTTCCAATCCCTCGGCCGCCCCGACGTGGTGGCGGCGGTCGAGCGGGAAAGGGAGGTAATCGACAAGGCTCTCGGGCTCGTCAAGGCGCAGATCGACGGCGTGCAGATGGGCGAGATGCTCGATGCGGAGATGGAGAAGGCGAGGGACAAGATGGCGGAGGACATCGCAGCACTTGGCAAATCGGGTGCGAGTATGCCGCCATAATTCCGTGTGATCCACGGCCGTACACTCTCCGCGAAATCGTTTGGATGGCGGAGGCCGCTGACTGCGCCAGATGGAATCGCACAATGGCCGTACTCGGACAGATACAAAACGTGTTTCGCGATAAGAAAACGAAGGCCATCAATCCGATGGTCTTTTTTCCTTGGTCCGAAGTTGATGAACCGGAAGACGCTGCGATTCCGACGCCCGCACAACATAAATTCCTTGCAGAAGTCTTTCCCGTGAAAAAGTAAATGCCAGGCATCACCGACGTAAAAGCTGGCGGCGCGTACGTTGAGTTATTCACGAAGGATAGCCGCTACGTGCGCGGGCTGAGGAACGCAGAGCAGATGCTCAAAAAGTTCGGCTCCAACGTCCAACAACTCGGACGCCGGATGATGGGGCTCGGGGCGGCATTGGCGGCTCCATTGGGTGTGGGCGTCGCATCCTACGCCAAGCTCGATGACGCGTTGCGTCGGGTGGAGGCCCGCTCATCCGGTACGGCTGCCGAGATGGAGGGCCTCCGCGAGCAAGCGAAGGAACTGGGTCGCACCACATCATTTACTGCCGACCAAGTAGGGCAACTGCAAGACATCATCGCCAAGCGGGGATTTACGCGGTCCCAAATTCTCGAACAGACCCCCGCGATTCTCGATTTCGCACGAGCAGCCGGCGAAGGCAAGGACCAGCTTGAAGACATCACCAACGCGGCCACGCTCGCGGCTGGTGCGTTGAACGCCTGGGACTTGCCGGCGACCGACACAACCAAAGTCGCCGACCTGATGACCGCCGCAATTAATGGTTCGGCCCTCTCAATGGAATCGCTGCAAGATTCGCTTCGGTACGTCGCTCCGCTCGCGGCGGACGCGGGCTACAGCCTGCAAGACACGCTCCAAGTGCTCGGCGAGCTGTCGAATGTGTGGATCGAGGGCAGCATGGGCGGCACGGCGTTCCGCCGCATCATGATTGAACTGAGCGACAAGCTAGAACAACTCGGCAAACAAAGGATCGACATCGAGAACAGCGCCGGGGGTTTGCGTGACCTCGGCGACATCATGAAGGATTTGGACGCCACGACAAAGGACATGAGCAAGCCCGAGCGGCTCGCATTCTTCGAGGAGTTGTTCGGGGCCCGTGGGGTGACTGCGGCGTCCGCCTTGGCCCGCACGAAGGAAGCATCGGACAAGCTACGCGAGTCCCTCAATAACGCCGACGGCGCGGCCCAGCGTACGGCCAAGCACATGGACAGCGGGCTGGGTGGGGCGTTACGCAAGCTCTGGTCGGCCGTCGAGGGTGCATTTGATGCGATTGGCGAGGCGATTGCGGGGCCGATTACGGGGCTACAACAAGCGATCACGCCGCTGATTCAACTATTCATCAAATGGGTGGAACAGAATAAACAGCTTGTTGTTGGGTGGGCGTTGGTGGCGGGCGGGCTTCTCGTGGGAGGGGCTGCACTCGTGGCGATGGGATGGGCCGTCAATTTGATCGCTGCGGGGATTGCCGGTCTGATTACGATTCTGACTACATTTGGCGCTATCGTTGCATTCATCACATCGCCTATCGGTATGGCGACTATCGGCATTATCGCCCTGGCGGATGCGATTTTTGACTTGCCAAAGGTTGGCGCGGCGGCGTTCGATTGGCTCAAAAAGTCTTTTGCGACACTCTCGACGGACGTTGACACGACGCTCAAGGGTATCGAGGCGGCGCTTGCCAAGGGCAACGTCCAGCAAGCAGCCCAAGTGCTCTGGGCGGGGCTTCAAGTAATCTGGAAGCGGGGAACCAATGGATTATTGAGGACGTGGATTGGCGCGAAAACGTCATTTCTGAATATCACGTCGGACATCACAGCAGGGATTGCTTCTCTATTTGTCGAGCTTCGGGCGCGGCTAGAGGAAATTTGGGCAGCCACGATTGATTCGCTGACGACGCGGTGGAACGGATTTGTCGATGGATTAAAAGCGGGGTTTGGGTTTGCGGTAGAACCATTGGTGCCAGGTGAGGCTTTTGGTGGGTATACTCCCGAGCAAGCCGTAGATCGTTTATCCAAGATTGCCGAAACAGATACGGGGGCAGAGAACAAGGTCGCATCGGAAAGACGTGCGCAAGACATTGAGTCGCGGCGACGGGCGGCGCAAGAGAAACTATGGAACGAGACGGAACGAGCCAAGCGTGAGCGTGCGACGGACGCGGGACGCGAAATGGCGAATGCCGCAAAGGAACTCACGGAAGCCATCAGACGGCGTGACGAAGCCGTGGCGGCGGCAAGGGCCCAAGCGGCCGTGAGTCCACCCAGCACGTTTCCCGCCCAACAGAAGGCGACGGAGGCGGCGAAAGCGGCCGACTCTATCACCAAGGCGACAAGCGCCGTCGGCACATTTTCGGCTCGGGCCGCGGGCTATCTTGGCGGCAGCCAAACTCAACGCAGCCTGAACAACATCGACAAAAATACCAGTAAGATGGCCGAATCGTTTGAGGGGCTCGCTGACGAACTCCGTGCCGGGCTTCAGCCAGGAAACATCTTCGGATCATAAGCATGGCAGACGCCGCAACCGTATTTGAAGTCGAACCGCAAGAGCTGACCGGCAACTCGGCGAATCCATCTGGTCGTCGTCATTATATGGTGACGGGCACGACCGACGTTGCCGTGGCTTATGGGCTCGTGGGAGCGTATGCCGATCTCGTGTGGGAAGGGCTCTGGCGACAGGACATTCAGCCGCGAGAGTTGGGAGGGGGAAATTGGGATTTTACCGTCCAGTATGGCGTGATGGGTGCTCACGACCCCGACAATCCCGAGAACTCGACGACATGGTCGTTTGAGATCAACACCGAAACGACACACATCACACACGGATTGGAGCATATTGAGAGTTGGCCCGCTGGAACTGCCCCCGACCACAAAGGGGCCATCGGCGTTCAGGATTCCGGTGGTGGGAAGACCGTCGAGGGTTGTGATATTTATATCCCGATTTTCACTTGGGAAGAGACACATTGGGTAGATTATACTGTCATAACGCCAGCATATATACAAACGCTGGAGTCACTTATTGCGACGACGAACGAAGGCCCGTTTCGTATTTGGGGCGAGCGGGAGATTTTATTTCTTGGGGTGAGTGGCTCGAAACGGGCTGAGTCGCCAGTCGGGTTGACATATCGGTTTGCCAAGAGCCGCAGCCGCACGAACATGACGATCGGCACAATAACCAGCGTTGACAAAAAAGGTTGGGAATACCTCTGGGTGGAGTACGAGAAGGCCGACGACGGAAGTAACAACTTGACAGCCAGGCCGAAAGCAGTCCACGTCGAGCGAGTCTATGATGATGGCGACTTTTCCGACCTAGGGCTCTGGGACCCATTCAATCATTAACCATGGGATTACGCCACGTTACCGAAGGCGAGCGCTTTACGCCAAGCGCCAGTTTACACAATAAGACCGTGGATACTATCCGCGGGTTTGATGAACTTCGGCAACGCTGGGGTGCGGGGCAAAGCAGAGATGTCTATCAACCGGGCGTCGTGCCCGTTCTGAACGACACGGGCCGGACCGTTCCCCGCTTCGGCATCATGGCGATCGAGGGCGTCACGTTTGACCCTGACGACAACGAGTCCCAATTCCTCGCTAGTCCTGTTCTCAAGGGCGTTATTCCCGAGGTGCCCGATCATTTCGGATGGTTTGTAATCGCACTTGCACCGGCCGAAGATGGCGACATCGTCGATGCGTGCATTGATGGTGTTGTTCCCGTCAAGGTGTTTTTCGATAATCCATACTCACATTTTTACGCCGACCTCGATCACAACAACGTCAACTACCTGCGAAGCCGCACCGATGGCGGTGCTCAGATTCTCTACGCCGAGAGCAATACAGGTGCCTCGGAAGTCTGGGCATTTGTCCGCATCTCCCCTCACCCGACGCGATTCGTCGTGTTTGAGTTAAAGACGGCTTTGACGGCGAGCCAGCATTTTGCGTCGGCCTTCTATCGCGAATGGGATGATGTGCTCAACCGCGATGATACCGATTACGATTACAGTCGCTTGATAAACGTCTGGGATTACATCGGCGACCGCGAAGGAACGCCATACGTTGCCGGGACCGGTGGCCACCGTGGGGCCTACGGAATCGCCGTCAAGATGCCGCAAGAGCAATTCTACCGAATCATCGACTTGGAGTGCCCAAGCTGATGGGCTCGGACTATGCTTGTCGCTGTCGAAACTGTTCCCGTTGGCAGGCGATTCAGCCTGAGCCAACATGGACACAACCAGACACGCGGGCGACGTTCGATCTGGAGGCGGACGGATGGGCGGCTGGCTTGTGCTATGCCTGCGCCCAAAATTACAACGGCGCATTTGAGCTACCATACTACGACTGGTCCGACGGAGAATGGTGGGACGATTGCGACGGGCACGACCCCTACGGACACGACTATTTCATCTCGTGGGATTGCTTCCATTTGTGGGCGGTTACTCCTTGGGGGTCTCCAGGCTGCACGCCTTATGAAGTTTACGGGTATTTGCTCGCCGCTGGAGTAGCGACGGTTGATGGGGCTGAATATAACGGATTGTTTTTGATTGCCTCTATGCCACGCCCGTCGTTGGGAACGCCGTCGACTTGTTGGGCTGGCAGTCTTGGCCCACTATATGGGAGCATATTGGGATTTTCGGCGGGTGGGCTGTACCTGTGGCACCACCCTTACAATTACTGGCAACTCCGGGACGCCATCGCCGATCGAACCGTCTTCACATTCAACTCCGACAATCTGTTGAAAGAAGAAGATCCATACGGCGAATGTGACGCAACCGCGGCCGAAATCACCGTGCAGGCGCAATAGTGGAATGTTACTACATCCAACTCGGCGACAAAGGAAGCGACGGGAAATACCGCTATCGGTGCCTTTATTGTGGACATACACGTGAGCATTGGCGACCGGCCCATCAATTGCATCGGAGGTGCCCCGAGCAACTGGCAAGAGACATTCCGCAGCCGACGCCAACCATCGACGAGACATGGGACGTCGACCGAGCCATCGGGGCGTTCGTGGCATCTCGTTGCCGGCGGGTGACGCTCGAAGAGTACGAATCGCGGTTGCGTGTGTGTGACGTATGTGAACACCGTGATGGGATTCGCTGTTTCAAATGCGGAGGATTGATTGTTCTGAGACTTAGAAGCCGCGTTTGGCACTGCCCCGAGGAGAAATGGTAATGACGCCACAGAACAACAACGGCACCAAACGAAAGTGGGCAATCGTCTCCGGCGTCGCCAGTCTCACAACCGTCCTGGCCGTGGTGCTCGGCTTCGTCTGGGGAGCATCCGCCAGCAAAGCCAAAATCGAAACTCTGTGCGACACTAACCAGGAGCGCATCTGCGACCACGAAGGCCGGATGCGCGACCTTGAAAAAGCCATTCCGCGAATCGACGAGAATCTGAGGTGGATCAAGGATAAACTCTCGGACGAATGAGCGATGACGAACAACGAGCGTTGGCGGCGTGTTGTCGGTTGGCTGCGGAAAGTGCATCCGCCACATTTGCCAATCACTGTTCATCAGGTTGAGCCCGAGACAATCGACAAAAAATACGGACATACGTGGCTTGACGACGACGCTGGCTATCTGCGAATCGAAATCAACAAACGTAAATGGTTTGGACAAAAACTGGACACGGTCCTTCATGAATGGGCCCATGCACTTACGTGGTTCGGAGCCGAAACGAACTACGAGGATCATTCGGCCGAGTGGGGGATAGCATACGCCAAAGTGTATCGGACGTTTCTGCGGTGGTATTACGGGAAGCCGCAACAACCAGAGGAATAGCCGATGGAAGCCGCTGGGAAGCGTTACATCGTCCACGGCTCGCGTTCCGATGCGTTTACGTTGTGGAACTTTTCCGACTTGCATGTGATGAACAAGGGCTGTGCGGAGAAGCAAATCAAGGCGGACATTCAAACCGTTAAGGACGATCCGTTCGCCTATTGGATTGGGGGCGGCGATTACGCCGACTTCATCGGATACCGAGACAAGCGATTTGATCCCGATAGTGTTTCGGAATGGGTGAGCGTAAAAGACCTCGGCGACCTCGGGCGTGCGGGGATGCACAAAGTGGCTGAGATGTTCGACCCGATCCGGGAGAAATGTTTTGGACTCTTAATTGGCAATCATGAAAAAAAGTACGAGCTTAAAACGGAGCATGACACACTGCATCACTGGCTATGCGAACAACTAGGGGCGAGGAGCCTCGAATACTGTGCGTTTTTTGATGTGGTCTTCCACCGCCGCGGGAAGACCAAAAAGCCGAGATTAGTTGGCGAGGCACCTCCCGACGGGAACAGCACGTCGACGAGCTTTCGCGTGTTC